CAAAATTAGAACTTGCAAGACGTGAGTTCTTTTTTTATTGTTATTTAAAATCTCCTGACTTCTATAAATATGAGAGACAATTTTTAGTTGACTTATGTAATGACTTACAAAACTTCCTTACAAGTGATGATGAAGTTCTTATTTTAAATCTTCCACCTAGACATGGAAAATCAAGAACAGTAGGAAACTTAGTAGAATGGTTACTTGGTAGAGATATAAATGCAAAAATTATGACAGGAAGTTATAATGAAACTTTATCAACTACATTTTCTAAGAATGTTAGAAACACTATTCAAGAGATAAAAGGTGACAAAGATAAAATAGTTTTTTCAGATATATTTCCTGGTGTAAGTATAAAACAAGGTGATGGTGCTATGAACCTTTGGAGTTTAGAAGGTGGATACAATAACTATCTAGCAACAGCACCTGGTGGAACTGCTACAGGGTTTGGTTGTAGTCTTATGATAATAGATGACTTAATCAAAAATAAAGAAGAAGCTTACAATGCTAATGTTTTAGATAAGCATTGGGAATGGTATGCACAAACAATGCTTTCAAGACTTGAAGAAGGTGGAAAGATAATAATTATAATGACTCGTTGGGTTAGTGGTGATTTAGCTGGTAGAGCAATAGAACATTATAAAGCAGAAGGTAAAAAGATTAAACATATTAAAATGAAAGCTGTTCAGGATGATAAAGGTACTATGCTTTGTGATGAAATATTAAGTTATAAATCTTTTTTATCAAAAGCTAAAGCTATGGGACCAGAAATAGCTTCAGCTAACTACCAGCAAGAACCAATTGATATAAAAGGTAGATTATACAATGAATTTAAAACTTATGTAGAATTACCTAAAGAAAAGATTGTTAAAATCTCAGCCTATTGTGATACAGCAGATACAGGAGATGATTTTCTATGTAATATCATTTATGCTGATTGCAAGGATAGTGCTTATATTTTAGATGTTATCTATACAAAAGAAGCTATGGAAATAACAGAACCTCTTGTTGCTGAAGCATATAAAAAGTTTAATGTGAATGTTGCAGATATAGAAAGCAACAATGGTGGTAGAGCATTCGCAAGAAATATTGAAAGAATTACGAGAGATAAAGGAAACTATAAAACAGTTGTTAAATGGTTCCATCAATCAGGAAATAAGATAGCAAGAATATTATCAAATAGTGCTTGGGTTAATGCAAATATCTATATGCCTATTGATTGGAAAAATAAATGGAGTGAGTTTGCAAAAGATATTATTTCTTATCAGAAGGAAGGAAAAAACAAACATGATGATGCTCCTGATGCTTTAACTGGTGTTGCTGAAAAGACAATAAATAGAAACGAAATGAGAACAATAGATAGAAATATCTTAGGAATAAGATAAGAGAGGAGGATTAATGACTGTAGAAGATTTAAAAGAAGCACTAGAGGCATTTATAAAAAATGAATTACCAGAGCTGCAAAAAATGGAAGATTATTATAGTGGAAAACATAACATTTTAAATAAGAAAGATAGAAGCAATAAGAAAAAAGATACTAAGTTGATTAATAATTATCCAGAATACATTGCAACTATTGCAACAGCCTATTTCTTAGGAAAACCTATTTCTTATGCTTTACAAGACGATAAGTTAAAAAAAGATTTTGAAAAGTTATCTGAATATTTAGCAACAGAAGAAGAGCAACAAGAAAATTTTGAACATTCTCAAAACTGTAGTATTTTTGGTAAATCTTATGAGTTATGGTATAAAAATGTGGATAATACTATTGGAAATGTAGTTGTAGATCCTCGTGATTGTTTTATATTAAGAGATAATACAGTAAAAAAAGGAATAATTGCTGCTGTTAGATGGGATAAAACTAAAAATAAAGAGGATAACTGGGTTTATACATTAGAAGTTTATGATAGTACAAGTGTTACTACTTATGAATATATCAATGATAGTGATAAAAAAGAAGTTCCAACTGTAACAGGAGAAACTAAGCTACACGGATTTAACCAAGTCCCAATTATTGAGTTTTTAAACAATAAAAGGGCTAATGGAGATTTTAAAAATGTAATTTCTTTAATAGATGGATATAACGAAGCTACTTCAACTGCTATTGATGATATGAAAGATTTTACAGATGCATACTTAGTTTTAGTTAATATGGGTGGAACTACTGATGAAGAACTAGAAAGAATGAATAAAAATAAAGTTATGCTTATTAATGAGCAAGGTGATGCTAAATGGCTTGTTAAACAAGTTAATGATAACTATGCTCAAAACAATAAAAATAGATTGAACCAAGACATTCATAAGTTTTCTATGATACCAGACATGCAAGACAAAGAGTTTTCTGGAAATAGTTCAGGGGTTGCACTTGGATATAAGTTATTAGCACTAGAACAATTAGCAGCACAAAAGGAAATGTATTTTAAAAAGGCTATTAATCAGAGATTACAACTTATGATAGATTTTCATAACTTAAAAATAAAATCTACTGATATTCAAAAAGTCTTTACTAGAAATGTTCCAAAGAACTTAGTTGAAGCAGCAGACACTGCTCAAAAGCTACAAGGAATAGTATCACATGAAACTATTTTATCTACATTGCCTTTTATTGAGGACGCTAAAGGAGAACTAGAAAAGATAAAAGCTGAAGAAGATATAAATGTTATGAAAGATATGAATACTCCGATTAGAGTTGATGTAAATGACTCAAAAGAATAGAGATTATTGGGAAGAAAGACAAGTTAAAAGAGAAGCTAAGGCTTTTACTACAATACAAGATATTGAAAAAGAATATAAGATTGCACTTGAAAAGGCTAAGCAGGATATAAATAAAGAAATTTCTAGAATAACTACAACTTATATGAATGATAATATTCTAAATTATAATGAAGCTTTGAAACTTTTAAAAGGTGATGATTATAAGGTTTGGAAAAAAGATTTACATGATTATATGAAAGAATATAAGAATCTTTTAAAAACAGCACCATTAGATGCTCAAAAATTATATTTAGAAATTGAAACATTATCTGCTAAAAGCCGTATTAGTCATTTAGATAGTCTCAAAACTCAAATAGATATGGAACTTACTAAGTTGATATTTGGAGTTGAAGAAACAGGAAAAAATGCTTTAAATTCTGTTTATAGAGATACTTTTATAGAAGTAACTAAAGACTTGGGTATTAATCCTATTGTCAGTAGAGATAAAATAAAAACAGTTTTAGATAAACCTTGGAGTGGTGCCAATTTTTCTCAGAGGCTTTGGAGCAATACAGATAAACTAGCAGAAACAGTTAAGCAAGAAATAGTTAATGGTATGATACAAGGTATTAATCTGAAAACTATGACTAAAAGAGTTTCTGAAAGATTTGAGACAGCTAAAAAGAATGATATTGAAAGACTTCTAAGAACTGAAGTTAATTATGTTTTAAATCAAGCAACCTTAGATGGATATAAAGAAGCTGGGATAGAAAAATATGAGTTCAGTGCAACTTTGGATAGTAGAACAAGTCAAATATGTTCTGAACTTCATGGAAATATTTTTGAAATAAAAAATATAGCTGTTGGTTTGAATTATCCACCAATGCATCCAAGATGCAGAAGTACGACTATCCCAATTATCGATTATGAAAGCTTAGTTAAACAAGGTAGAGAAGAAATAGAAAAGAATAATTACAGTTTGGATAATAATAATGATTTTACAAGTGATGAAAATAATATAACTAAATTTAAGAAAGCCGAAACTATTGAAGAGGCTGAGAATTATGCTAAAGATATTTTAGGTTTATCAAAAACAAATTATTCAAACATGCATGTTGATGTTGCTAACACCATTAATTTTGAGATAACTAAATTATATGATGTTTTTAAAGGAATAGATAAATCAGGTTGTTTAAAAGGATTTACTGTTGTAAAATCCAAAGATCTACCTTCAGGGTCTCTTGCTGGCTACTGTCCTTCTATAGGTACTATAAGAATCAAGAATGTTAGTTACAAAACATCATTGAAAAGAATGGAAGAAAAAGTCATTTCGAGTTTTGAAAAGGGCTGGTGTAGTACATCTAGTGCTGAACATATTATTAGACATGAGTTAGGTCATAGTGTACAACATTGGTTAGCAGATGCTGATATGGTGAAATTATTAAAAATAGATGATTTAAGAAAAGAGGTATATAATAAGTGTGAATTAGGGCCATGGTATCATGGAGCTTCTGAAGAAGATAAGAAAAAAGCAGGAGAATATTTATCATATTATGGTTTAATGGATAATGGTGAATTTATAGCTGAATCAGTCGCTGAGTATATGTCTGGAAATCCTCGTAATGTAGCTAAAAAAGTAATTGATATTTTATTTGGTAAGGAGTGAATTTAAATGATTATAATAGATGAAAATCAAGCTCAGTATTTATTAAAACATTTGAAAGTTAACCAAGAAAAACCATTCACTTATATATTTCATAAAAATGGTAATATTACTCAAACAGAAATCAAAAATTTATTACATTTTGATAAAACATTAAAAAGTCTATATGGATCAGATTGTGGGATCATAAATTTAGAAAAACTACTATCATTAAAAAAAAATAAAATAAAAAAACTAAAAGCACTTAGCTAAAAACTAGGTGCTTTTTTATTGCCAAGAAAGGAGGTACAAATATAAATATTGTCGTACTGAAGGACATTAAACTTCTGGATATGGATATAGTCAAACAGGACTTTAAACAGGAGGGAAAAATGAAAAATTTTAAACTTAATATTCAACTATTTGCAGAACCAGGAGAGCCAAAAACATTTACTCAAGAAGAAGTTGACAAAATGATTGAAACTAGACTTAAAAGAGAAAATGAAAAATTTGAAAAAGCTAAAAAGGAACTTGAAAGACAGCATAATGAATCTATTGAAGATTATGAAGAAAGAATTAAAAATGCTAATCTTACTGCAGAAGAAAAGCATAAAAAAGAACTTGAAAAGATTCAAAAAGATTTAGATGCAAAGAATGCTGAACTTTCAAAAATAAAGACAGATGAAATCAAAAGAGCTACATTAACAAAATATAAAATGCCAGATAAGTTTTTAGATAGAATTAGTGGAGTTACAGAAGAAGAAATAGAAGCATCTGTTAAAGGTTTCTCTGAGGTTATGGGTGAATATGTAAAAGGACTTGGTGCTAGTGGAGTACCAGGAGCAATGAATGGCGGAAGTAATGGTGGAGCTGATAAAAAAGCTCAATTAGAAGATTTAAGAAAGAAAGCTTTTGAAAGTGGTTCTGATATAGACAGAGCTAATTATGTAAGAGCAAAACAAGAATTAGAAAACTCAGGAGGTAATGAATAATGAAAAAATTTACAACACTTTTAGGAATGACTGGATTAAATATCCAATTATTTGCAGATCCAAAAATAGATAAACAATTAAACTCAACAAATCAAGCAATATCAAATGATATATTAGATGAATTACAATTAGTAAATCCTAATAACTCCCCTATCATATCTCACATTTTGAGAGGTGGAAGAGTAGATAAAACTACATCTACAAATATCGAATGGATAGATCATTACGAAAGAAAAGTAACATCTAGTTTAAAAGTTGCTTTAAATGCTGGAGTAACTGAAATTCAAGTAGTAGATGAAGATATTTTAGTTCAAGACGCTTTATTATCAATTGGAGATGAAATAGTAAAAGTTATTAAAGTAAAAACAGACAATAAAGCGGATGTGACAAGAGGATATGCTGGAACAACATCTACTGCTGGAAATATAGCAGCAAATACAATAGTTCAAAGTCTAGGAATAGAAATGGAAGAAGGCGGAGAACTTAAAAAGTCTTCTGTTAGATTACCTGTTCACATCACAAATAACACAGGAATCATATATGAAGAATATGAAGTAACAGAAACAGCTAAACATTTAAATCCTCATGGACAAGGTGGACTTTCTGTAAGAGAATTAGAATCTCAAAAGAAAAAAGATGAGATGCTAGGAATTATGGAAAATAAACTTTTAAATGGAGTTAAATATGTAAATGGTAAATTAAGAATTTCTGGTGGTATAAAATCTTTAATTAAAGAACATGGAATAGTTTTAGATGCAGGAAATCAACCTTTCTCTGTTGCTTTACTAACAACAGCAGTAAAAGCAATAGTTAATAAAGGAAATCCAGGAGCAGCAGACTTAAAAGCTGGTAAGTATTTTGTATGTGTACCTTGGGATATAGCTATTCAAATAAATAACTTAAATAAAGATATAGTTAGAGCAGATATAAAAGAAAAAGTAACAGGAACTGTAATCACAGAAATAGTTACAAATGCAGGAGTTGTATCTGTGTTCCCAGCTCCATCTTTAGCACCTAATGAATTTCTATTAATTAACTTGAATGAGGTTAGTTTAAGACAATTATACCCAATAAAAGAAGAAGTAGGAGCTAAAACTGCTTTAGCTGATAACTATTTCTTGCATGGGGAATATGCACATCAAATAAAAAATTTACCATTCCAAGTGCATGTTAAAAATGTAAAAATATCATAGGAGGTAGTAATGGCTAAAAAACAAGATGAAATAACTAATATTGAAGAAACAAAAGAAATAATTTTTGAATCTAGCTATAAAAATTTGATAATAGCTGGGACTTCTATTCAATTCAAAGATGGAGTTTACTCGACATCTGATGAAAATGAAATAGAACTTTTAAGAAATAATAACCTTGTGACTGAGGCAGGAGAATAAAACTCCTGCTTTTATCATATTAGGAGGTTAAGATGGATGAAACTTACAACAAAATAATTGAAAAAGTGAAAGAATTAGCAACTATCAGCAACGAAGCTATTTTGAAAATTCGAGTAACAATTTTAGTTAGAAAAGCTTTAAACTTTATGAATAGAGATGATTTTCCAGAAGAATTAATAGATCCTGTTGCTGAGCATTTAGCATTAAAAACTATTGAAGAAACAAACTTACAAGGGAATATTTCTAAAGTAACTGAAGGAGATACAACTATAGAATACAACACATCTAATAATACAACTGATGAAATGTTTCTATCGTTGAAAAGCCAATTATTTAGATTTAGAAAGGTTGGGACTGTATGAGTATATTAGATAAGTTGCATACTGATAGAGTTACAGTTATTAGATCTGTTGTAATAGTGGATGAGTACGGTGGAGCATATGAAGAACAACGAGAAATATTAAAAGATATCCCTTGTAGACTTTCACAAAAATGGTTGAGAAGTGTTACACCAGGAATGATTAATAGTAGTGGGCAAGAATATAAACTCTTTGTAGGTTTGGATGTAGATATAAAACAAAATGACTTACTTAAAGTTATAAGAAAAGCTGATGGTGTTGTTTATATGTTTAAGGCATCAAAACCTTTAGCTTACAACATAATAAAACATAAGGAAATATCCTTGACAGAAGTATCTGAAAATGAGGTAGATTATGGAACTTAAAGGATTTAAAGAGTTCGATAAGATTCTTATAGAAATAAAAGAAAAAGCTCCAGAAACTACTAAAAAATTTTTGATGTTACAAGCTGAGGATTTGAAAAAAGATGCTAAAGAATTAACACCCGTCGACACTGGAACTTTAAAAAATGCTTGGCAAAGAGAAAACGGAAAGAGATTAACTGGAAATACATTCTCTCAAATTGTATTTAACATGACTAATTATGCCTTAATTATGTGGGGCATGTAAAACCAATCAAAATCGGTAAACACTAAGTATTGTATAAAGCACTTTACGAATATGGGCAAATATGTTATAATTATTTGAGGTGATTTTTATGCTAAAAATAATTGAAACATATATGAAAAAAACAGGTAAACGAAATAGAAAATATGCAAAATGTTTATGCAGTTGTGGAAATATATGTGAAATTAGATTTGATAGTATAGGTAAGACTAATTCTTGTGGTTGCCTAAAAAAAGAGCAAGATAAAATAAATTTAACTAAAAATCATAAACACAAATTAAGTCATTCTAAGCTATGGATTACTTATTATGGAATGAAAAATCGTTGTTATGATAAGAATGATAAAAGATATAATGACTACGGTGGTAGAGGCATAAAAATTTGTGATGAGTGGTTAAATTCATTTGAAAACTTTGTTAATTGGGCTATCAATAATGGATTTGAAAATTCAAAAGATATTAGTATAGATAGAATAGATAATAACTCAAATTATTCACCAGAAAATTGCAGATGGGTTAATGCAAAAGCACAAAGCAGAAATAGAAGAAGTAATTTAAAAATCTTTTTTGAAGGAAAATATATAACTGCTATGGAGTTATCTGAAAAAGTTAATTTACCTTACAAATTAGTTTATGATAGAATAAAAAGAGGAGATTCTATTGAAGAAATAATATCAAAAGAAAAATTACCTATGGGAGTAAAGTGTAGAGGTGAAAAAAATCATAAAGCTGTTTTGACAGAAAAACAAGTTTTAGAAATAAGAAAACTAAGAATAGATGGTTTTTCATTAGATTACATAAAAGATAAATACAGTATTAGTAAAAGTGCAGTTTCAGCAATTATAAATAGAAGAACTTGGAAACATATATGATATAAGTCAATACCGAGGTAACTAAGAACATCGCTTAGCACCGTAGAGCGTAGAGATTGAGCGTTAAGAGAGCAAAAATATCTCCAAGAGTGATTGGAATAAAAATAAGAGTCTTATGGCTCTTTTTTTATTATGATGTACGCCGAACTTATAGGAAACTATAAGAATTAGAGGATAAAAAGCCTCTAAGATAACATAAAAGCACATGTTGAGTATGGTCATAGAGTTGGAAGAAGCAAAACAAAATTTGTTAAAGGTAGATTTATGCTTAGAACAGCTGTATCTATGAGACAAATTAAATTCTATAAAGATTTAAACAATTTTTATGGAGGATTGATAAAAAAATGAAATGGGCAGATATAAAGAATGCATTAAATAAGATTATTTCTGAAAAACTAAAAGTAAACCCATACAGTGAGGATATAGATAATGTCAAAAAACCTTGTTTTTATATTGATTTAGTTAGCTATAAAAAAGAGTTTAATTCAGAGTATAGAGAATTAAAAACAATAGATGTTGATGTTATCTATTTTCCAAAAACTAACGGAAAGCTTACTAATGCTGAAATATTAGAAAATTTAGAAAACTTAGATGATGCTTTGGAAATAGAAGGTAAAAAGGTTTTACATGTACTAGATAGATTTCTAACTTTAAGAAATACAGATATAACTATTGTAGATAGAGTAGGTCATTATGTATTTACATTAAGTTTATATGACTTATATGGAAAACCTTATGATTATGAACTTATGAAAGATTTGGAATTAAGATTTAAAGAAGGAGGTAGCAATTAATGGGAAATGAAGTAGGACAAATAAAGCCATTCCCTGATTTGAAGGTCGCATTTGAAACTTTGGCTAGAACAGCTATCCAAAGAAGTGCTAGAGGAATTGCTTGTTTAATTTTAAAAGATAGTAAAAAAACTACAAAATGGGTTACATTAAAAACTATAGCTGATTTGAAGGATAAAGAGTGGGATGCTAAGAATGTTAAATACATTAAATTGGCAATGCACTATGGAGCTAATAAAGTATTGGTAAGAGTACTGCAAACAGGTGAAAACTTAGATGATGCTTTAGGTGAATTTGAACAAAGAAAAATGCACTGGTTAGCTTATCCTGCAGCAGAACAAGCAGATGATCAAAAGTTAGTAACTTGGGTTCAGCAAGTTTTTGGAACTGATGGAGCTATTGGTAAAAATGTAAAATATGTATCTAGCTTTGCAAATAATACAGATCATGTTGCTATTGTAGAACTTGCTAATCCAGGAACATATAAATCTATTTATGGAGATTTTACGGCTCAAGAATACACAGTAGCGATTGCAGGACTTATCGCTGGAATGCCAATTAATAGATCTGCTGACAATAAAGTTATGAGTGATTTAACAGAAGTTGAATACTTTGAGCCTAAGTTAGGTAAATTTTCTCTTTATATGGATGATGAAAAAGTTAGAGTAAACTATGGAGTAAATTCAAAAACTACTTTTGATAGCATTTGGAAAAAAGATACTAGAAAAATAAAAGTAGTTGAAGGAATGGGATTTGTAGCTGATGATATTAAAAATACATTTAGAAATTACTGGCAAGGTATTTATATATGTGACTATAATAATAAGATGAACTTTTGTTCTAATGTTACTAAGGTTTATTTTAAAGAAATGGCTCCAAATGTCTTAAATGGCGATTACAACAATAAGATAGAAATAGACTATGAAGCACAAAAGAGATTAGTTATATTAGATGGGAAAGACCCAGATGAATTAACAGAAATGGAAATCTTAAAATATCCATCTGGGGATGATGTATTCTTGAATGGAGATGTCAAATTTTCTGATACTATGGCAAATCTTAGCTTAATCATTAAAATGTAATAGGAGGTAAAAATGGCAGATACAAATATAAGAGGTTATCATACCATCGCTGGAGCTCATGGTACTCTTTGGATAGATAATGAAAAAATAGCAGAATTTTCTAAGGTTAATGCTAAAGTTACACCTGATAGAAAAGATGTACAATTAGGACTATCTGTGGATAGTAAAATCGTAGCATTGAAGGGAGAAGGAAGTATCTCTCTTGAAAAAGTATATTCAAGAGGTAAGAAAATAGCTGAGAAATTAATAAAAGGACATGATCCAAGAGTTAGAATAGTTACTAACTTAGCAGATCCTGACACTCCTGGAAAGCAAGAAGAAAGAATATCTTTAGATAATGTTTGGTTTAATTCAATCGATTTAATCAATATTGCTAGAGGAGAAGTTGTAGAAGAAGAGTATCCATTCGGGTTTACTCCTGAAGACTTAGCTTATGAAAATGATATAAAATAGGAGGATAATATGCTAATTACAGCAGATATGCTACTTGAAAATAGTAAAAAGATAAATAGTGATAAAAGAGAAAAAATAAAAATTCATGTAAAAGAATTAGATGGAGATTTAGAATGTGAGCTTTTAAACAAAGAAGATTACTTAGATTTAATCTTATCTAAAGAAAAAGATAAAGATTTAGAAGTAATTTATAATTCTTGTTCTATCTTTAGAGATGATAGATTAATAGAAAAGCTAGGTTGTAAGAGTAATCCTGTTTCTGTTGTAAGCAAAGTTTTAAAAGACCCAACAATTTATAGACTAGCTGATATAATTTTAGTTGCTTCTGGGTATGGAGAAAAAGATTTAGTTAGTATTGTTGAAGAAACAAAAAACTAATAGAGAGCGACTGGAAATTAAGTACAGTCGCTCATTACTTAAATAGAGGACATACTTTAGAACAACTTAGAAAACTTTCTGAAAAAGATTTATTTTATATGTACCTTTTAAAAGAATAATGCTATAATATTGAATATTAAATTCATTTTAGGAGGAGAGGTTTATGAAAAAGTTTCTATTAATGTTGTTTATTTTTGTTTCTGTTGTTTGTTTTGGTGCTACAAGATATGTTACTAAGAATGGTACATTCCCTTATACGAGAACCAAAGAACAATTGGATGATATATTTATGTATATTAATTCAAAGGATATGCCTGCTTTAAAAAAATATATGAATCAATTGATAAATAGCGGTGATGGGGGATATTTAAAACCAGGATTAGAAGTTGAAGTAGTTGATACTGCTGATTTTGCTAGTGTAGTAAAAATTAGATTGGTTGGAGATACAATTCAATGTTGGACTGTTAGAGAGGCCATTCAAAGAAAATAATAATTTTAAATATTTAAGAGAGTTTTTAGCTCTCTTTTTCTTTTTAGGAGGATATATGAAAGACGAAAAAGGAATAATATTACCAATTTATGATGATAAAGATAATTGGATTGGGAATATATTAATAAATGAAAAATTAGAAGTTATAGATAATTTAAAAAATGGATATCATATAAAAAGAGGTTTAAACAATGAGTGGAAAATCAAAGCAAAAAAACAGAAAAAATAAAAGATATCAAAGAAAATTATATAAAAAAGCACTATCTCATCTATCTAATTTAAAAGATGAAATAGTGCAAGAATTAAAAAATATGGAAATAAAAGTAAAATTATAATTTCCAAGCTTTATCCAGAACTTTTTGCATATATTGTTCAGCAGCAGTATCTAGCATTTTTTGAAAAGAACTAAAAGAAGAATACTTTTTAGTGATTTCATCTAATTCAGATGTTTTAGTATCAAAGTCTTTTTGAGATTCTATACCAGCTAAATTTAAAAACTCATCTAAAGAATTTAGTTTAGTATATTTCCTTATAAAGTTATCAGTTAGAAAATCTGAAATATCATGAGAACCATTTTCTTTTTCTATCATATCTTTAGTTCTTTTTTCTAATTTTTCAAATTCTTTAAGAAATTTATCCATAACAATCACCTCCCAAAAGAATTATAACATATTTAAAAATTTCTCTTGACTTCATTCGTACGATATGATATTATAAAAATATCCGTACGAAAGAGGTGAGGAGATGAAAGAAAAGATAATAAAAAAAGTAAATTTTAATAAAGGAGGTACTGGAGGTTATGCTGCTAGAATAATTCTTAATAATGAATGGATTAATGATATGGGTATAACCAAGGAAAATAACGAAATAGAACTGACTTATAAACAAGAAACAAAAGAAATAATAATAAAGAAAAAATAAAAGTCCCCACTCTTATCGTATAGACAAAATATGGGGACAAGTAGTACAACTACCTCGCAAGTAAATTGTACTACATTTCCCCTTAAAATTCAAGGAGGAATAAAAATGAATTATGTAGTAAAGATTGAAAGTAAAAATGGTATTAATGTTGTAAGTAGTAGAGTTGTAGCTAAGGAATTAGGAAAAAATCATTCTGATGTTTTGGATAGCTTAAATAATATTTTAGAAAAAGGAGATTTCCATTCTCTAATAATACCAAGCAATTATCAAGTGAAAGGTCAAAAAAGAAATTACAAAGAGTACCTTTTAACAAAAGATGGTTTTACATTATATATGTTCAATATTCAAGGATATAATGATTTTAAAATGGCGTATATAAATGAATTTAACAGAATGGAACAAGCCTTAAAGAAGAACATAACACAAGAGAAGTTACCATTTTCAAGCTCAGTGATGATACCAATAGATAAGATAGAATATTGGAATAAGATTAAAGAGCTATCAAATGAAGCTGATGATGTAAGAAGTGAGATATATCACAAATTAAAACTGTTATCAAATATGGTAGTATCAATTACAAGAGAAGTAGATAAATTATCAAATATAGTATTTGAAACAGAAGACAATATAAATAAGATTGAGGGAAGAGATATGAACTTAAACTCAATGTTAGCATTAAATAAATAATAATGATAAAGCACTTAGTTGATTCTAGGTGCTTTTTTTATTGGAGGTGAGATTTTGGAACATGTATTAAGTGCTAGACTAGAACTTAAAGATAAATTTACAGCTGTAATTTATAAAGCTGAAAAAGGACTTGCTGGACTTTATCAAAAAGCTAAATCTATGAATTGGGAAAAAGTTAATTCTGGATTGAATAAATTTGGAGCAGTTGCAGCAGGAGGATTAGTTGGATTAGGTGCTATAGCTGGAAGCTCTTTAACTGCTTTTGCTGATTTAGAGGATCAAGTCAGAAGAAACAAAGCTATCATGGGAGCAACAGCAGCTGAAGAAAATATGCTAATGACTCAAACAAGAGAACTTGGAAGAAGTACAAGATTTACAGCACAAGAAGTGGCACAAGCTCAAATGTATCAAGCTATGGCAGGAATGAAAACAAATGAAGTATTAGAAATGACACCAAAACTTTTAAAGCTATCTATTGCATCTGGAGAAGATTTAGCTAGTACATCCGATATTCTAACGGATAATATGACTGCCTTTGGGATAGAGTTAAAAGATGTAGATCATTTTATGGATGTCATGGCGGCTACTGCTAATAATACTAATACAAGTATTGCACAATTAGGAGAAGCTTATAAATATGTTGCAGCAACATCAAGAAGTTTTGAAAGTATGGAAGAAGTTAATATAATTTTAGGAACTTTAGCAAATGCTGGAGTAAAATCAGGAAAAGCAGGAAGAAACTTAGCAGCAATATATGCTAGACTTTCTAAAACTACTCCTGACATGGATGCAGCGTTAAAAAAAGTAGGACTAACTTTATATGATAATAATGGTAAGTTTAAAGGATTAAGAAAAATTCTTGAAGAAATGAAACCTGCATTGGCTAGGATGACAGATGAACAAAGAAACTATTTTTTAACAACTATTGCAGGAACAGAAGGAATGACACTTTTATCAACTTTACTAGAAACAAATAAAGAAGATATGGAAAAAGTCGAAAATGCTATTAGAAATGCAACAGGTGCAACTGATAAAATGGCTAGTGAAATGGGCAGTGACACAAAAAATAAAATAGCAGAATTCAATAGTGCTGTTGAAGATTTAAAATTATCAATTGGAGAAGGATTGGCTCCAACAGCAGTTGACTTTATAAATCAATTTACAACTAAAATGAAAGAACTAAATTCTAAAGGAACTTTTGATACTCAGAATGTTGAAACTTATTTTAATAGAATATTCTCTCTTACAGCTGAGGCTATTAAAGGTTTTGCGGCATTAAAAGTAGCAGCAATGGCAGAAAATATTTTCCCAGGTTCTGGAAAATATGTAATAGGTAGTTATGCAGCATATAAAGCTGGTAAATTTGTTGGAAATTGGATAGGAGATAAAGTAGGAAGAACAAAAAATAAATGGGAGTTAAGAAAAGAATATCAATCAAAAGGATATACTTGGGATGAAGCTAATGCACAAGCTGAAAAAGATTTAGAAACTATAGATTTAAGAAACAGTAAAACAGATAGCGATGATAAAATCATGTACATAAAAGCAAATATGTTAAAAGAAAAAATAAAAGAAAATAAAGGCTCAGGAAAAGGACTAGAGCAATTAATGAAAGAAACTGATGAAGACTTTAAAGAAAGAAGAAGACTTGCTAAATTATCACCTCAAGATTTAGCTAAAGAACAAGTTGTACAACAAAATAAAACTGTCGAGTCTTTAAATAAACCTATACCAATTGGAAAACCTCTACCTAAAAAGCCAAAATCTGAATATGAAAAATCATTTGAAAATCTAGGATTTAAAGCTCCTATAGCATCTACTACTAATTTTTCTCCTCAAGTAAATGTTAATATGGGTGGAGTTGTAATAAAAAATGAAGCTGATTTAGAAAAAACTGCAGAAATGTCTAAACAAAAAATAATGGCAGAGTTAAAAAATTATGTACAAATAACAAATTAAAGGAGGGATAGTATGAAACCAACATTTATTTTATTAAAAAATTCTACAAGTACTCCTTTTTTCTTTGTTGTTCCACCTTTAGATTTAAAGATTGAAAGTGAGCAAGACACACAGATTTTTAAAATAATTGATGTAGGAGAAAAGACATTAATAGGAAATAGAAAAGCTGAAAGAATTAGTTTTTCTACATTTTTTCCTAATCTTAAATCTCCTTTTTTTAATTATTTACTGTCTGCAACACCATCTGGCTGTGTTGAAACATTAACTAAATTAAAAAACGATAAAGAGCCTTTAACTTTAATTGTTCCTGAGTTCAACATATTTTTTAAATGCTATATCCAAACTCTAAATTTTTCTATAATTGAAAGAACTGGAGATATAGATGTTGAAATAAGTTTAATTGAAATTAGTAAAAATAAAACATTGCTAGATGTAGCTAGAGGCTTACTCCAAAGGTGATAATATGGAAAAAGTAAAAATATATGTTAATGGAAAAGAATATAAAAATATTTTTATTCAGGTTATATGGAGTGGTGCAATTCACGGAACTGCTAGAAAGTTAGAAGTTGAGTATTTAGGAGATATCATAACTGAAATAGGAGATGAAATTGAATTTTCTTATGATGATGAAAAATTATTTGTTGGAAAGGTATTTTTTCATTCGAGAAAAGGAGATACTGATGTTAAAACATTCTATGCCTATGACAATTCTATTTATCTTAACAAAAATAACTTTGTTAAAAATTTCTTTAGGAAAAAGCCTTCTGAAATTATAAAAGAAATATGTGGAGAACTTAATTTAAAAGTAGGTAAATTTCCAAAAGATGAAGTTACTTGTACTTATCCAGCTATTGATAGAAGTGGATACGAAATTATATTGAATGCATACACTATCCAGCATAGAAAAAATAAAATGATTTATTCTATTGTAAGCAATGAACAAGCAATAGATATAGTTGAGCAAGGGACTTATACAGATGTTCTTTTGACAAGTGCAGATAACATTTCCACTTCTTCATACGAAGAAAGTATAGAAAATATGGTAAATCAAATTGTTATCTATAAAGTTGAGAATGAAAAGCAACAAATACTTAATAAAGTAGAGAATGCAGAAGATAAAAAGAAATTTGGACTATTTCAACAAGTTATGCAATTTGAAAAAGATGTAGATAATATAGCAAACGCTAAAGACATGCTAAAAAGTGTAGAAAAAAGTGCAAAATTACAATGTCTAGGAAATGTATTAATTCAAGCTGGATACAATATAGGGATACAAGAGCCAAATAGTGGGCTTGTTGGAGATTTCTTAGTTAAATCGGATGCTCATGTCTTTGAAGGAGAAACTCATTATTGTACTGTTGAGTTAGCTTTTGAAAATGTAATGGATAAAGCGGAATTTGAAAATAAAGAAAAAGTTAAAAAAAGTGACAAAAATAAAAAAGGTAAGAAAACTAAAAAAGGAAAAGCTAAAAAAGTAAGTAAATTGGATCAACTGTTTCCAGAAGGGTGGGATAAGAGATGAGTGATTTAGGATTAATGATAGGTGAAATGATAAGTCAAGCTACAAAAGGAACATCTATCATAAAAGCTTCGGTACTTACTCCACCACCAAACCTAACGATTGAATTTGATGGGCAAGTTATACCATCTGAGCAAATTTACTGTAGTAATTACTTGTTACCTCATTATCACAGAGACTACACTATTGATGGAGTTATAGATAACATTGAAATAGATGTAGCTAAATACGATTATAATAATACTACTCAAGACGCTATGGGGCATAAGATACTAAAATTAGAAGGAAGTGGAAACTATGAGGGAAATGGAACATATAAATCTCACAAGGATATTTGGTTCGAGGATACATTACAAAAAGGTGATGAGGTATTAGTGCTTGTCATGGGAGTGCATTATGTTGTTGTTACAAAAATAGTAAAAATGCCGAGTGGAGCAATAAAGGGGGTGTAATGTGGAAAAAGATTTTAATATTTTTCTTAAAAAAGCAGAAACAGAAGTTGAAGAAATGGCAACTTTTAAAGAATATGCTATAGACTTTAAAACTGGTGAATATATCAAGGAAGGTAATGATATAAAAGTTTTAGAAGAAAATGAAGCTTTAAAAGTATGGATATTTAAGGCGTTAAAGAGTGAAAGATTTAGATATACTGATGTGCATAGTGATGAATACGGGAGCGAATTAGGAACTAATATAGGAACTATCTATCATAAAACGGTTAAAGATGCATTAATGATAAATCAAATAAGAGATACACTATTAGTAAACCCTTACATTACAGAGTGCTATAATTTTGACATTTCTAATGAAGAGGAATATGTTCCACAGATAACCTTTAATGTTAAAACAGTGTATGGAGAACTAGAAATGGAGGTGTAAATGAAAGATAAAATAGAATTAAGAAATAATTTCTTAGATAATCTTAAAAACCCACTTTCAAAAATGGAAGGGACTTTCAATTTTGATATTGCTGCAACATTTGGAATTACAGCAGAAGAAGTTTATAAAGAGTTAGAGTTTTGGGAGAAACAAACATTCATAGATACAGCTACAGAAGATGAATACGTTGATAAGCATGCTTTAATGTTTGGAGTAAAAAGAAGAGTTGGAACTAAGGCAAAAGGTATTTTAAAAATAACAGGAAAAGCAAACTCTATCATAGAAGAAAATACAATATTTCTAAATAGGGATGGTATAAAATATAAATCTTTAAGAAAAGAATATCTTAGCACAGCTGGAGTTGCAGATATAGAAATAGAATGCTTATCAGAAGGAAAAGTAGGTAATGCTGCTATTGGAGAAATTACAACTTTTGAAATTCAAAATAGCAATATCTACAGTGTTACGAATGAAAAAGAAATTATAAATGGATATGATAAAGAACCTAATTCTGTATTAGTTGCTAGAGCAAAAGAAAAAGCTACAAGACCTGCTCACAGTGGAAATATATATGATTATGAGCAATGGGCTAAACAAGTTGATGGAGTTGGAAAAGTCTTAGTAAAACCTCTTTGGAATGGTAATGGAACTGTTAAAGTTCTAATTGCTAATTATAATAATGATATAGCTGATTCTAGTCTAATTCAAAAAGTTAGAGAAAGAATACAGAGCGATGACGGTAGACCTGTTGGAGCTGATGTAACTATAGAAAGCTTTAGAGCTAAGACTATAAACATAGAAGTTAATGCTATATTAAAATCTGGATATGCTCTATCAGATGTAAAAGAAAAGATTGAATCTCTTTTGAAAGCTGTTATAAAAACTGGGAGTGCTACATTTGAGAAAGTTAATAAAACAATACTATCTATCAATCGTTTAGAGAAAGCTATTTTAGAAATAGACGGAGTAAATGACAACTTTGTAAAAGTAAACAATTCTAATTCTAATATAGAAATTGCCGATGATGAAATTTTAGTAGTTGGGACAGTGATTATAAATGAGCAATAGATTGATTGAGAAAGTTTCAAAAATAGCTAGAAACACTTTACAAGAAGATTTAATAAGAACACTAGATTTAATCTGTGAATATGCTAAAAATGATATACAAAAATACAAGGAGCTATTATTTATAGCTTTTTTTAATGAGCAACAAGTGGCTAACTATGAAAGATTTATGGAATTAGACTATAAAAATGGTTGGAGTCTACAGGATAGAAAAGACAGAATTATCTATACTTTACTATCTAAAAATATTTTTACACCTCATGTTTTAAAAGAACAAGCAAAGATATTCACAAATGGAGAAATTGAAGTTATTGAAAATTACAATGATTATTCTTTCATAATAAAATTTACATCTGTAGTTGGAATACCTCAGAACTTAGATAATTTCAAGAATTTCATTTATATCAATAAACCAGCTCATCTAAATTTTAGCATTGAATTTAGGTATAACACACATAATCAAGTAGCTTATTTATTGCATAGTTCTTTAAAAGCAAAGAATCATAAAGAAATTTATGACACTAGATTATATGAAGATAGTGCTGTTGTTGGAAAATATCATAGACATATAGAAATGAGCAATCTAAAAAATGATGAATTAAAAAATAAGACACATCAAGAAATTTATGATGAAAGGAGATAGAAATGTCAGAATATACTAAATATTTAAGATTGATTAAACCGCAAGGAAATGAGTACTACAATGTAGAAAATTTTAATCACAATGCAGAGTTGATTGATAAGGAAACTGAAAAATTAAATACCGCAGTTACAAAAATTCAAGAAGGAGCAACAAGAGAAAAAGCTGGAATAGTGCAGTTTGGAACAGAAGAGGGTAAGGCTCTTGAGGGTATGATGCTTGCTAGACTTGCAGGATGTGTTGGATATGGTGGAGACATTCAAATAGCTGGAGTTAAGGATATTAATTATATCTATTACGACAGGAATACTAGAAAAATGTATAAGTGTTTAAATCAAAATTCTGATGTGTCGGCTAATGTTGCTAATTTTATCCCATTAGACAATAACAGCCTTTTGGAAAGATTGGAAAATCTAACAAGAAAAACAATCTTACTTTTTTATAATGGTGGGTCATTGATTCCTAATGGAACTACATCTATTCCTGTAAATGAAAATTGGTATTTTTTTGGAATAGGTGTTGGAACAGCTGTCCAATCTGGAAAAGAAAGAATGTGTTTTTTATTTAGAACTATATTTCAATCAAATAATGATATTTTGAGATTTAACGGAATAGAAATTAAATATAATGCTACAGATAAAACTTTAAAGGTTATAAATAATGGTGGGAATTTATACTTCTTAGAGCAATATTCTAGTTTAATTTAACTTATTCATAAAATTTAAAGTTGTAATATAGAATTTAATAGATTTTTATCCAATTGGAAAAAGAACTTCCAGCCCCAGTAATAGCTCTGTAAAAAATCTTACCTTTGAAACTATAAAGAATTTGCTGACAATAGCTGTTGACATCATTTAGAGCAAATACTTGTAAATAAAATGCTTTATCGCTATACCCATTTAACTCTGAAGGTAATCCTGATATATTATTTCCCCATGATGGAGATATATAGTATCCAGACTCTTTTATATTATCTAAATTAGCATTTGTAATTACTGTAAAACTAATTTTAGTTTTATTTTCTTTTAATGTATTTAGATTTTCCATTATTTTAAGAATGTATAATAAACCTATCAAAAATAGGAGGTTTAGTTATGCAATTAACAGTTTTGGAAAATTTAAAAAAGGAAAATGTGGATGTATATTTAGAGTATTTGAACAGTTGCAAAAGTAGCAACTGGGATACTTGGAATACGACTTACAAAACTTACTGTAACAATTTTAAATTATTTCTAGTCTGGTTTCAGAAATCTTATAAAAATAAGTTGCTTCTAAGCAAAGAAACGTTACTAGAAATGCCAACTATAATAGAAAGTTACAGGAATTATTGCAGGAGCTTAGGTAATTCTAAAAGGACTTTAATGAATAAGACTACGGCTATATCTACGTTTTATGCTTGGTGTGTTCGTAGGAATAAGATTAAGTACCATCCTTTCGACAGTAAATTAGATAAGCTTAGATTCACAGAAAAAGATAAAATTAGAAATTCATACTTTCTTACAACTGAGCAAATACTGACAGTTAGATTGTATATGCAAGTAGAGAGTAAGAAATATGACTTGCAAGACAGGATATTATGGGAATTGTTTTTGGATAGTGCTTGTCGGATATCTGCTATTCAAAACTTAAAAATGGAACAATTAGACTTAGAAAATGGGTACTTTAGAGATGTTAAGGAGAAAGAGGGCTATATAGTTAATGCATTCTTTTTCCAAAAATGTAAGGAGCTTATAAAAGAATGGATACAGTACAGAGCAGAAAACGGGATAGATGTAGATTGGTTTTTTGTTACTAAGTATGGAAAAATCTATAAGCAGATGACCCAAGGAGCAATTAGAAATAGAATAAAAAAGTTAGGAAAAATTTTAGGTATTGAGGATCTATATCCTCACACATTAAGAAAAACAGCAATAAATTTAATAAATAATCTTGCTGGGTTAGGCTTAGCTAGTAGTTATGCAAACCACTCTAGTAGTGGAGTTACGAGCAAACATTATATAGCTAAAGCTAATCCAACTGAAGTAAGGAATAGCATTATAAATGCAAGAAAAAAGTTAGGTATTTTTTAATTTAATATTATAAAGATTTTTAAATTTATAAAGAATTTAAGCTTTAATTTTCTGCACTTGAGTACTTTTTTATATTTTTTCTTAAATATAATTTCTAAGAATTTTATATATAAGACACTCAAAACAGCATTTTAAAACATAAAAATCTGAATAAATTTAAAAATCTATTAACATTTTGAAAGGAGTAAAAAATGAAAACAATAAACTTTTACAAGAAAGAAAAATTAATCTTTTCTGTTTATGCAGAAAGCTTGGAAGATGTCTTAAAATCACCTCTTTCATATTTTCCAGCATATACGACAGATGTGATAATCACTGATATATCTTATCAATACCCCATCTATAAAGATGACATACTAAGAGAAATGACAAGAGAAGAGAAGGTAAGAGCTGGAATAGATGTTACATTGGAAGATGGAGAAATCATAAAAGATAAGAAAATTATAACAGTGCCAAAACCACAAGGAAATCCAAAGTATTTAAGTTGGAACAAAGAAAAAGGTTTGTGGCTATTGGATAATGAAAGAGAATATCAAGACTATATGGCACTTATAGACGATTTAAAGGCTAAATCTTTAGAGTATGGTTTTGATTATAAAGTTGGAAATGAGGTTCATAGGCAAAAGTGTAGAGATAAAGATATAACTCTATTGGCTTCAAATGTAACTTTTATGTTAGCAGAAAAAACTGTTTATGGAAAAGAAAAACCAATCACTTGGTATTTTGAAGATAATTTTGGATTAAAATTAGATTTAGAGCAATCTTTAATTTTAGCTAGTTATGGGAAAACTTTTACTCAATCAGTCTATGATACAGAAAACTATTTCAAGACTAAAGAGAATCCAAAAGAGTTGACAAAAGCCGAGTTTGAGAACAAAAGAAAAGAAATACACAATGCACTAGCAAAAGGCTAATTTAAAGAGTTTCTATTATTAAAGGTAGTTTTATATAGCTACCTTTTTTTAATGGCTTTAAATAGCAAATTACGAGGTCATTTTAATAATTTTTATAAAGGAGATGGTAAAAAATGAAAGTAGCATTAATAATAGGGCATAATCAAAGAAGTAAAGGAGCATATTCACAAATAGTTGGCTCTGAATATGATTATTGGAAAAGAATATCAGAAAAAATAAAAACTGAAATTCCATTAATGGTAGATGTATATGAGAGAAAGCCAAATCAATATTACACAAGAGAAATGTTTGAAGTACTGGAAGAACTTAACAAGAATGATTATAAGTTCTGTATTGAACTTCACTTTAATGCAGCAGCAAGTGAGCAAGCCAATGGTTGTGAATGTTTAGTCTACTGTGGAAATAATAAAGCTAAGGCACTAGCAACAGATTTTATGGCTAGATTGCAAAACAAGTTTGGTAGTAAGATAAGAACCAAAGAAAATACTTTAAAAGAAATTAAGGTTGTAAATGGAAAAGAATTAACAACAGAAAAGAAAGAAACTACAAGAGGTTTAATCTTAATTCAAGATTCTAAAACTAGGGGAGGTTATGGAATATGTAAATCAAAAGACACTTACATACTGGTTGAGCCTTTCTTTGGTAGCAACAATGATGAATCTTTGAAGTTTTCTGTGGAAAAAGATGTTGTAGATTTATTTGTTAATTTTATAAAAGAAAATATTTAATAAACAGTCTGGCCAGACAAATTTATTATAAAAATTTTAGGAGGTTTTAATTATGAAAGATTTTATTAATCAAGCAATAGGATATTTAGCAGGTTTTAGTATGGAACAATGGTTATGGTTAGCAGTAGCAGGAATAATTTTAGTTTATCTTATTTACAATAGAAAACAGTATGTAAATCTATTTAGACAATCAGTAATTTTTGCAGAAGAAAGTTTTAATCATGGAGAAAATGGAAAGAAATTAGAAGCTGCAGTAAATTTTATACTATTTAGAACTTCAAGTTTACCTTGGGTAGCAAGAATTATAATTATAAAATTTATTAGTAGAAAAAGAATGATAGACATTATAGAAAAGACATTGCAAAAGTTTTCTGATATCTTTGCTAATGGTTACAAGATAGATATAAAAGGAAATGAGGAAGATGGAGAAAACTAAATTAATCCTAGAACCAATTTCAAATGGGAAAGCAGTTTTAATGCAAGATTATATTTATAGTGTAAATGGCTATGATATAAAAGTTTTCAAAGGTTTTGTAACGGATGGGGCATCAGTGCCTCATTCTTTACAATGGTTATATAATCCTTATAGTAAATATATTAATGCTGCTGTTGTGCATGACTATTTATATAGCTGTTATAACAATACTGGTATAAATAGAACTCTTTCAGATAAAATATTTAGACATATTATGCAAGAAACAGGAGTAGACAACAGAACTGTAAGAAGATTTTATATAGCAGTTAGAGCCTTTGGAGAAACTTCATGGAAGAAAAAAATTTTAAATGAAGGTTATAAAGATAGAGCCATTATAGATAGGACAAAGGAAGCAAGAGAATATTATAATTATTGGAATAAAGTGTTAGGATTGTAGGTGATTATATGGAACAATTTTTGGGAATAGTAGAATATGTATTAAAAAATTATGGAATTCCTGGAGGTTTATTGCTTTACTTTTTATGGAAAGATAGTAAAACGTTTGAACTTTTTAGAAACACTATGCAAAAAATAGTTAATCAACTTGAAGCAATGCAAAAGGATCAATCAGAATTAAAAAAAGATATGGAGGAGATTAAGAAATTCATAAAATAA